GATACTAAGCCCTGAGGATGACCGGGCAGAGAGGATGAGAGTTTATGCGAACAGGCAAGAAAGGAAAACCAATGAGCTTGTCTTCTAGCCCGACCATTCTTCCGCAATCGATGAAAGTCAATCCAGAAATGACCCGGCACATGAAAGATATTTTTGACAAAGCAACTGATCCAGACTTCAAAGAACGGAAGCGAATCGATAACTTAAGAAAAGATTTTAGAGATAAAAGCGAATTAGGTATTTAAAAATAATTTAATGAACCAAACCATATTCGGCCAAATTGAAAATGAGATCCAAAGTTACTTGGAAGATTTCGTAGAAATTTCCGAGGGTTATAAATTTTCCCAATATCGGCTGATTAAGCGCATCATGCTTTATGCCAATCAAGTGCTTCCAAAAGGCAAACTGGATGCGCAGGGAAACTATAAATATTGGATCGACATCATTCAACCACGCATTGATAGCGAGGTTAAGAATGTTGACTTTGATACTAAAGACATTTCGTTTTGGTCTGAATCAAAAGAAGATGCGGGACCGATGCTTATTTGTAATCTAGCCCTAAAGGAATGGATGCGAAATAACGATCAGGCTACTCAGCTTAATGAATCGGTTGAAGAAGGGGCGGGCTGGGGCAATGTGGTATGGAAACAGGTTAAGGGTGGCTATGACCGCATGAATCTTAAAGATTTCTATGTTATCAATCAGCAAGCTCGAACTTTAAATGAAACTCCGGTTATTGAGCGGCATTTAATGACTCAATCAGATATGCGAGAGAAAAAAGGGATTTGGAGCAATGTTGAAGAAGCCATCAAAGAATGTGGCAATAAATGGTTCTCAGTGCCAGCAGAATCCGGAATTAGAGAATCAAAACAGACTCCTTATTATGAAGTTTATGAACGTAATGGTGAAGTTTGCGAATATGATTTGTATGAAGCTATGCGCTTAGCGGGAAAAGAAGTTGAAGGTGAAGGCAGTAAGGATAAATATGTTTTAGCAAAAATTGTAGCCATAGGATTAAAATATGGCGACTCGAATGGAAAGAAAATAATTCTGTATGCGGATACCTTACCCGGAGTTATGTCGGATTTTTACAAAGAATATCATCGCGGACGATACAACGGACGCTGGTTCCGAGTTGGAATCTATGAATTGCTCTTTGACATCCAGACTCGCGCGAATGAGATTTCCAATCAGATCGCGCGGGGGTTGGATTGGGCTTCTAAGACGATCTTCAGAACCCAAGACAACTTGATTGCAAATAATATTATGACTGATATGCGGAATGGGGATGTAATTAAGTCCACTGATCTTCAGCAAGTTGAAGTTCGCATGAGAGGATTAGATCAGTTGATAGCGGATTGGAATCGACTCATGGCTGCTGCTGACAGGCTTTGCAATTCTTATGAAGTGGTAGCCGGAGAATCACTACCAACGAACACTCCATTCAAATTGGGAGCTTTGATTAACCAGAATGCAAATAAATTGTTTGACTACATCCGAGAAAAAATGTCGATTGCTTTTCAGGAAGTTTTTACGGACTGGATTATGCCAGATATAACCGATGATTTGAAGCAAAAAGATGTTTTACGGCTTACGGGTGATCCAGAAATGCTCAATCGCTATTATGTCATGTTGGTTGATGAATGGTATGCGAAAAATTGTTTGGCACTTCCTCCTCACGGACCAGAAGTAACGGCTTCTATTAAGGCTGCAAAGCTTCAAGAGCTTTCAAAAAACAAAGAAGCGATTGTTAGATTGGAAAAAGGTTGGTTGGAAGATGTCCAGCCTCGAATTTCTGTGATTATTTCCGGTGAAAATATCGATTTGGCTTCCAATATGCAGACTTTGGCAACATTTATTCAGTTAGAAGGTGATCCAGTGCGGCGAACTGCGTTAATTGAACAAGCAATGAGGCTAAAAGGGATGGATGTTGCATCGTTACCAAAAACTCCACCTCCCCAACCGGGCCAAGAGCCAGTTAAATATGGGTCGATGGCGAAAGCAACTAATTTAGAGACTGCTCCAGTAGCAGCCTAAGGAGAAAATATGCCAGTTAAAATTACCAAGGTAGCTCCGGGTCGCTACAAAGTAGCAACTCCGAATGCGGTTCATGCGAAAGGGACAACCAAACAGAAAGCTATGTCCCAAGCCAGATTGTTAAATGCTGTTGAGCATGGTTGGAAGCCGACCGGTGCTAAGGCCGGTGGTGGTCGCTGGAAAGTAGGCGCATGATAAATATAAAAGATCTTAAAAAAACTTTAGCTGAATCCACCTATAAAGATCTTGTAGAATTTTTAACAATTCGATTAAACGAGCTGAAGAATATCGAAAATGTGCAGGAATATTCCAAGGCTCAGGACCAAGCAGTTGAGCTTAAGGCTCAAAAAAAAGCTTATAAAAAGCTTTCACAAATTCTTTCAGAGATTATAACCACACACGATATTCCAGAAATCCCGAAAGCTGAAGGAAATGACTATGGCGTAGAGGAATAATTGCATTGGTGTTCTCATCCCAGCTCCTAAGTGGGTGGAGCTGGAATGATACCATCAAGGTGTCACATGAGTAGTCTCTGCTCTTAACAGAGGCAGAAATTGGGGAATCCAAACCCCTTAAAAATATGGCAGATGAAGAAAAAGAGAAGATCGACTCAGAAAACGATCC